AGCTATTACAGGACAACAAGAGTATGATTTTCCTGCAGCATTTAGAAAAGCAAACTTTGATTCTTTTAGAATAGCACCTACTAATTTAATTACTAATGGTGAATTTACATCTGATATAAGTAGTTGGACTACAATAGCGGGTTCAGGTAGTGCAGCTTATAATTCTACAGGCAATGGCAGATTACGCTTAAATGATTTTGCAGCACATCAATCTATATCAACTATTGTAGGAGAAGTTTATAATATATCTGTTAGAGCATATGATACAAATTCTACAGGACAAGCATTTAAAGTTCAAGTAGGTACTGCAGCAGAGGGAACACAAAATTTAAATAGTACAATTACAGTTACAGATTTTGGTAATGGTGAAATACTATCAACAACATTTACAGCAACCGCAGCTACAACTTTTATAACATTAAACAATCCAAGCACAGCTACTAATATGGATGTAGATTATGTAAGAGTTAAAAGACAAGAAGAAGCAGTTAAATTAAAACCTATGACATATGATGGTTTCCTACAAGGTGCATTTAGAAAAGATGTAGCCGCTAATGATTCACAGTATGGTAGACCTTTATTTGTATATAGAACACCCGACCATAAAAGTTTTGGCTTATCCCCAATACCTAAGTTTGATGATTACACAGTATTTTATGAATACTATAAAACACATACAGAGTTATCAGCACATGGTGATACAATGGATTTACCAGATATTTATGCAGACGTAGTAGTTAATAGAGCAAAATATTATTTATATAAATTAAAAAATGATGTACCTATGGCTAATATATCTAATGCTGAATACGAAGCAGGAGTTAAAAGAATTAGAATAGAAATGTTAAATCATATTGAATATATGAAAGATACTAGAGTAAATCTTAACACTTCTAATAGAACAACAAGTAATACTTCAGTATTAACTGTAACATAGTATGGCAGCAACACAACCTTCAGTAGTTAGTTTAGGTGGAGGATTAATCTTAAACAAAGATGTGTTCTCTATGTCTCCGGGAGAGGCCCTACAACTACAAAACTTTGAACCTGATATTGAAGGTGGTTATAAAAAAATACTAGGAACTACAAAGTTTAATTCTAATATATGCCCTCAAGTATCTGCATCTACAGAAAGAGTAGTATTTACTGCAATCTTTAATGATGTAGTTTTAGCAGGTAGAGGTGGTAGTATACATAGAGCAAGTGCAGGTAGTGGTAGTTGGACATCTACTATTACAGGTTTAGGAACACCTACACAAAACTATGAACATAGATTATTTAACTTTGATGGTACAGATAAAATTATTATTGCCACAGGAACATCTAGTCCACAAATATTAAACAGTTCTTTTAGTACATCTGTTGTTAGTGCATCAGGAACAGCTAACTTTAAATTTGTAGAAATATTTAAGAATCATATATTTTTTTCAGGCGATGCTAGTAACAAACAACAAATAAGTTTTATGGGTCCAACTGAAACTAATAGTTTTACAAATGGTTCAGGTGGTGGTACAATCAAGGTTGATACAGAAATTGTAGGACTAAAAGCTTTCCGTGATACTTTATTTATATTTGGCCAAGATAAAATATTTAAATTAACAGGAAGTAGTTCTTCTGATTTTGCAGTACAGCCTGTCACTAGAAATATTGGATGTGTAGATGGTAGAAGTATTCAGGAACTTGCAGGTGATGTTGTATTTCTAGCACCCGATGGTTTAAGAACTATTGCAGGTACAGATAGAATTGATGATATAGAATTAGGTACTGTATCAAAACAAATACAAAAAAGAATTAACGAAATAACTACACATAATATTAATTCAGTAGTTATTAGAAATAAATCACAATACAGATTATTCTTTCCTACATCCGATATACAAGCGGAAGATTCATCAAGAGGATTATTATCTGTTATTAAAGCTAATCCTAATACAGGTCAATTAGGTTTTGAATATGGTGATGTAAAAGGTTTAAAAGTTTCTAGCACTGACTCAGCATTTATATCAGGAACAGAAACAATAATATCTGGTGGTTATGATGGTTATGTATACAAACAAGAATCAGGAAATGTTTTTACACAAGCTTCTACAACAGTAAATATAAGCGGTATCTATAGGTCACCCGATATGACTATGGGAGACCCCGGAATTAGAAAAAGTTTTCAAAAAGTAATTTGGAATATCGACCCAACAGGTGCATTATCATCTAGCTTTTTATTAGAGTATGATTTTAGTGATGATGAAGTACCACAACCAGAACCCTATACATTATCTCAAACAGGTAATATAGCACAGTATGGTTTAGCAGAATCTGTTTTTGGAACAGCCGTATATGGTTCTACAGGTTCTAACTTAATTAGACAACCCGTTGAAGGAAGTGGTTTTACAGTTGCAGCAAAGATATTAGATGCAACAAGCAACAGTCCAGTAGCCTTAAAAGGTTTTGAAATGGAATTTATAGCAGGAGGAAGAAGATAACATATGGGAGCAACTTATACTAGACAGAGTTCCGCAACAATCGTTGATGGTGCTACTATCGAAGCGTCTCATTTTAATGCAGAGTTTGACCAGATACTAGCAGCCTTTCAGGCGAGTAGTGGACACACCCATGATGGAACTGCCAATGAAGGTGGGCCAATAACTAAGTTATTAGGTAACACTTTAACATTCGGAGCAGCTACTGCGGGAACAGATATTACAATCACCTTTGATGGTGAGACTAGTGATGGTGTATTAAAATGGATGGAAGACGAAGACTACTTTGAGTTTTCAGATGATATCTTAGTCGCTAGTACAGAAAAATTACAGTTTAGAGATACTGCAATATATATTAATTCTTCTGCAGATGGACAGTTAGATTTAGTAGCAGATACAGAAATACAAATAGCAGCTACTACAGTTGATATTAATGGTAATGTAGATGTATCAGGAACACTAACAGTTGCAGGTGCATTAGACTTTGGTGATGCTAACATAACAAATGTTGGAAGTTTAGCACTAGATACTATTACCAGTGATGGTAGTACAATTACTTTAGATTCTAGTGGAGATATTATTTTAGATGCTGATGGTGCAGATATTACACTTAAAGATGGTGGTACAACTTTTGGTAGCTTAACAAATTCTAGTGGTGAGTTAGTAATTAAATCAGGCTCAACACCTACTGCAGCTATTACATTAAGTGGTGCTAACACAACTATCGAAGGTAACTTAACAGTAGACGGAAACTTTGATGTTACAGGAACTTTAGATTTTAGTGACTCAGCTATTACTAATGTAGGGAGTATTCAATTAGATAGCATCGTAGGTGATGCAGATGATAACACATCTATCGCATTTAGTGGTTCAGATGTTATTACAATGACCACAGGTGGCACTGCTGCTTTAACAATAGACGCTAGTCAAAATGTAACTATTGCAGGAGACCTAACAGTATCAGGTGATGATATTACTATGGCCACAAATACTGCAGGTAATCTTTTAATTGCAGACGGAACAAACTTTAATTCTGTAGCTGTAGGTTCTTTATCAGAAATATCTACAGTAGCTAATGATGATGTATTTTTAGCAGTAGATACTTCAGGTGGCGGACTAAAGAAAATTACAAGAAGTGCTGTTGTAGCAGGACTTGCAACATCAAGTGCTATATCAAATGTAGCAGAAGATTCTACACCACAACTAGGTGGAGACTTAGATGTTAATGGTAATGATATTGTATCAGTATCAAATGGTAATATCAATCTATTACCTAATGGTAGTGGTAAAGTTATAGTAGATGGTAATGGTTCATCAGGTGGTATATCTCTTACAGATGGTAACATTGATATTAGAACAGGTACAGGTGCTGTATCTAAAGTAAAATTTTATTGTGAGTCATCCAATGCTCACGCACAAACACTTCAAGCGGCCCCTCACTCAGCAAGTAGTTCTGCCGTAGTAGTTTTACCAACAGCTTCAGGTACAATAGTAGCTAGTGGTGATACTGGCACAGTAACAAATACTATGTTAGCAGGTTCTATCGCTGATAGTAAATTAAACACTATATCAACAGCAGACAAAGTTTCAGGTGCTGCAATACAAGTAGATGGTGCTACAGATGGTACAAGTATTACGATTGCAGACTCAGATAAGTTTTTAATAGATGATGCAGGTACTACAAAGTATGTTAATGCTTCTCAGATTAATGCTTACACAAGTGCTGCCGTAGCTTTAGATGATATATCTGCAGGTGATGCAGCCGTTACTCTTGCTACAAGTGCAGGTAACATTACTATTGATGCACAGGGCAACGATACCGATATTATTTTAAAAGGAACTGATGGTAGTTCTGATACAACTTTCTTAACAATAGATGGTAGTGCTGCAGGTGCTGCAACATTTAACAGTGATGTAACAGTAGGTGCTTTACTTAAAATGCCTGATGTTACTTCAGGTAAAATACTTGTAGGTGATGGAACTTCTTTTGAAGAAGTGGCAGTATCAGGAGATGCAACTTTAGCATCCAGTGGTGCATTAACAATAGCCGCTACTTCTGTAGAAAATTCTATGTTAGCAGGTTCTATTGCAGATAGTAAATTAAACACAATTTCTACTGCAGGTAAAGTAGCATTAACAGCATTAGAAATTGATGGTGGTTCAGATATTGGAGCAGATTTAACAACATCTGATTTAATTATAGTAGATGATGGTGCAGGTGGTACAAATAAAAAAGCCGCACTATCAAGAGTAGTAACATTAATGTCAGCCCAAGGATTTTCTACTGAAGACCCAACAGCATTGGCAATAGCATTAGGATAATAGGAGGATAGATGGCAAATACGTTTAAAACAATAACTAAAGCAGGAGTAACTAGTGCTGACGTTATCTATACAGTGGCAAGTAGTACAACAACAGTGCTTCTTGGAATCA